TGCCTGCCCCCACCGCTTTGTCTGCCCTGGAGCGTCTCCGCAAGGCCGCCAACCTGGAGCCCACCAAAAAGTCCGTCGAACTCTCAGACGGCAGCACCTTCGAGATGTGGGTCACCCCGCTGACCATGGCCGAGCGCGAACGCGCTCAAAAGCAGGCCAAGTCCGACGACGCCACCGCCTTTGCCCTCCAACTCCTGATCGCCAAAGCCTGCGACGAAAACGGCCAGAAACTCTTCAAGACCGGCGAAATCGACATCCTCAAAAACGAGGTCAAGGACAAGGACCTGCAAACCCTGATGCTGGCCATCCTTACTGACGACACGGAAGAGATCGACACCAAAAGCGCTTGAGGCCTCCCTCAAAACAGACTCGTACTGGATGTTCCAGTTCACGATGGCCGAAAAACTCGGCATGACCCTCTACCAGCTCCGCTCGTCCATGACCACCGACGAGCTTCTTGCCTGGAGCGCCTACTACAGCATCCGGGCCGCCGAGGAAAAAGCAGCCTACGAGTCTGCCAAACGCCGCCGCTAACCCCGGCGGCTTTTTAATCTGTAGACTGGCTATACGCTCTGACGGACGTAGTACGTGGCCGAGTACGACGCCAAAATTGTAGTCAGTGCCGATACTCGTCGGGCCGACACAAGCCTCGACAAACTCCAGGCAAAACTCGACCAACTGGCAAAAACAGCCAGCAATGTCGGTACAGGATCGCTAGAAGGCGGAATACGTTCTACTACACGCAGCATCCAAAATCTAGGAGAATCCACACAAAAGTTTGGTCAAGAAGCAAAAAACATATTTACACGAGTTGCTTTCACTGCACAAAAGTTTGGTCAAGAAGCAAAAAATGTATTTACACGAGGTGCTTTCACCGGCGCAATACTTGGTGCAGGTCAGTTAAGTTCCTCTCTCGCCGCTGCCACTTCACATCTTGGCCCTCTTACCGGGGCCGTAAAGGCTGCAGGAGCATCTTTTAATAGTTCGCTTGGCGGTGTTCCAGGTCTTGTAGGTGACATTCTATCCCAGATAGGACACATTCCCAATGCCCTTGGCTTAGCGACTGTGGCTGCAATGGCGTTTGCGCCGCAGCTACTTAAGGCTAGTTCCGCTGCCGTGGGACTAGGTAGTGCAATCGACAAAGCTATTGGCGACCAAGCAGTAGCAAATATCGTAAGCCTCGTAAGCAACTTAAATAGAGTAGAAGAAACAATCAAACGTACAGCAGCTCCTATGGAGTTGCTTCGTGCTGAGGTAACGCTGGCACGCAAAGAACTAGACAAATATGTTTCCTTTACACAAGAATCAGTAACAGCTGCCAACCAGCTTCTTGCTGTAGAAAAATTACTGACTGCGGAGAAAAAAGCTCAAAGTACGTTACTTGCTTCTATCGATCCTAATGCTGCGCGTAAAACAGCTATACAGCAGCGCATCGCTCGCATTCGTCGAGGCGAAGAAGGCGGTACAGAAACTTTCCGGGAATCCATTACTCGCCAGGCAGCAATTCGTGAAGCAGGCTCGCGTGCCTTGTATATGCGAGCCGAAGGACGAACTGCAATAGCGGAGCAGTCTGCAGCTGCAGCAGAAGCCGCTCTACAGATCGAGAAACTAAACGATCGGCAACGCGACTTTATCGCTCGCACAAACGAAGCAGCCCAGGCCGCCAGTCGTCAAACCGCCGAGTTCCTGCGTCAACAACGCATAGCAAAGCAGGTCGCAGCCCTCAACCTCGCGGCACCAGCAGCCCAACTGATGTTGCCGGCCGCAGCCCCTGGCTCCCCCGCTATGTCCGGTGGCGCCCGCCGCCGCATAACTGGCCCCATAGAACGTCTCGGAGGTGCCCGCACCCTCGACGAAGCCCAGGCCACGTTGCGCCTTGCTCAGGCCAACACCCAACTGGCGCAAAGCACAAAGAAAGTAGATGCCGAATTCAACCGCTTCCTCCCAGATACCAACCTCCTCAACGCAACCGCCCGAGGCATCCAACGCATCCAAACAAACCAAGAAGCCTTCAATGAATCAATTGCTCGCGGCATCCGTTTCCAAGAAAAGCTAAACCGCGAGCAAGAGCGCCAGCGCCGTCTAGGTATAGGTGTACCTTCAACCACCATGCCTGGTACAACCAGGCGTACTGTCGGACCATTCCCAGTAGAAGGTCCAATGCCATTAAGCAGCCTTGGACGTGGCGCGGGTAAGGCAGCGGCTACTACAGCGAAAGGCGCAGGCAGTCTTTCTGCCGGAATTGCCAACGCCATTCTCGGCGCCGGTTTCCCCATGCTGTTCGGAGGAGGTATCGGCGCTGTTGCAGGCGGCGGCTTGGGCGGACTTATCGGCGGTGGCGCTTTAGGCGGTCCCTTCGGCATGGCCCTCAGTGTCGGTCTATCGGCTATAGGCCAGCAATTTGACAACCTTACGCAAGCATCAGCAACCCTCGGACAAGCTCTAACAAACCCGATTAAAAACTTTAGTGTATTAAAGGAACAATTTGTTATATCTACGCGTGAGCAAGAAAAGTATGTAGATATTCTTATTGAATCAGGAGATTACACAAAAGCCTATTCTATCATACAACAAGAACTTATTGATACCATAGGTGTAGACGGTGTAAATAAAATAAAAAAACTAGACTCTGCTTCTGATGCGTACAACAGAAAAGTAGCCGAACTGACATTAAAACTACAGGCTCTTATAGCAGAGCCTATGACTAAATTTATTGTGTTAGTAACAGAGTTACTAAGTCGCTTAGGCAGAAACATAACTCTTCCTGGTAAAGAAAAAACATTACCGGCGGACAAACGCCAAGAAATTCAACAACGTCGTGAAGCAATCCTTGCTAGGGCCAGGAAACCCGTACTATTCGGCGGTGCAACTCCTGCTGAAATGGCAGCAGAAATGGATGCTATAGCTCGGGATATAGAGAGATACAGCACAACGCCACCCCCTAAACAACTACAGCGTTGGACTGCCGAGTTTATCCAGCAGCAAAAAATGCTGCGCGATGTTTACGTTGAGCGCTACAAGTTGCAAACAGATAAAGAAGGCGCTCTGCTCCAGCTGAGCGGAACCGTCCGTCAAGAAGATCTCAAAACACTTGAACTACAACGCGACAAACTTAAAGTCAACGAAGAGCTGTACGCATCTCAGCAACAGTTACGTGACATCGAACTTGCAGGGGGTATTGCAAAAGGAGTAGCAACAAAAGAAGAAGTGGACACACTCAAAAATACAATAACAAAACTACAAACAGAAAAAATAGAAATAGATGTTCAAATAAAACAAGACGCACTCAAAAAAATCGAAGAAGATATAAACCGCGCAGCAAAAGCCGCAACCCATAGTATTGACATGCAGGTTGTAGCTGCCCGCGGGCAGCAAACAATACAGCAGAGCCAATACGATCTCATGCGCAGCATGAACGATCTACAGCTCCAGCGAATCGGCTTCGAAGAGCAACTCCTGAATAACGCCTTCGAGCAAACAACAAACTTCAGCGAGCAACTGGCCATCCTGGACCGCTTGGCTGAGCTGGTGCAATACCGCTACGAACTGAACGTCGCCAACGCCAATGTCGAGCGGCTATCGACAATCGCCCAGATAAAAGGAACTACAGATCTACTAGCCCTGGAGATACAGCGTCAACGCATCGAGTATCAAAGCACTGTTGCTTTTGTTGCAAAACAAAATGCAATGGGGATATACAACCAAGAACAACAAAAAGCACTCACAGCGCAAGGTAATGCCCTCGACATTGCTGTCTCGACTTACGACTACGCAGTCCGCAACGCCGTTGTCCAAGAGCGCATCGCCAACGCGGTCTACGACCAAAAAGTTGAAGCCGCTGGCTTTGCCCGCAACATGGAACTCGCCTCCCTGGCAAGCCGTCGTGCCGGTCTAAACGGAGGCGACAACCGCGAAGCTGGCATGGGACTGGGACAACGTTTTGTCATGGGCCGCACCTACCAAGGAGGCAGCTTCGAAGTCAGCAACTCCAGCCTCAAGAAGATGGCAAAAGGCGGTTACGTCACCTCCCCGACGATGGCCCTCATCGGCGAAGGCGGCGAACCCGAATTCGTGGTGCCCCAGTCAAAGGCCATGGCCTTCGCCGAGAACTGGATGAACGGCCGCCGCGGCGCCGACGCTCTACCCCGCCTCGCCACCGTCTCCTCCAGCCCCCAACCAACCATCAATATCACTACAGGCCCCGTCATGCAGCAAAACGGCACGACCTATGTAACACTAGCCGACATGGAGCAAGCAATGCAGACCATGGCCAGCAACATGCTCGGCAGCAATCGCTCCTACAGCGGCCGTCGCTACCAAGGTGTCTCATGAGTAACCGCGGCCAAGCCCAGTACCTGCGCATCTTCGACAACAGCGGCACCCAACTCCGCTGGCAGAACTACTACGTCGGCCAAACCGTGACCTGGCAGGCCAACTCCTGGACCTACCACCCCTTCACAGTCGACGGCATCATTGGCGGCGCCGGCAGCGGCAACGACATCGCCATCGAACTCCCGGCAACCAGCGCCGCAGTCGCCGCCTTCACCAGCGCCCTCAACAACAACCGCCTCTGCGAAGTCCTGATCTACGAGTTCGACAGCCGCCTCACCCAAGCCGCCCCACAAGCAACCCAAAGCCTGATCGCCACCTTCGTCGGCGAGGTCGTCAAAATCAGTGGTTCCTTCATGGCCTGGACAATTACAGTGGGCTCAAGCCTGGCCCCTGTTGGAGCACAAGTCCCGCCGCGTAAGTTCACCAACAGCCTCGTCGGCCTCCCCATCAAGCTATGAAGCTCAGCATCAGCGATCCCCTGGAGCTTCTGCCTTATCTGACTGGGGTCATCAACAAACCCCTCAAGGAACAGGCCGCCGAAAGTTCCCAACAACTCGACACGCGCCAAGTCGCCGTCGTCATCGGCGAGCCCATCCCTATCGTCTTTTGCCGCCGCCTCAACAACAATGGCGGCGTCTGGGTATCTCCTGGAGCAACCGAAGGCCGCTTCGAATCCAACGCCAACAACGACCTCACCGTTAGCTACCAACTGGTCCTCAGCGAAGGCCAGCTCCCCCAAATCCCCCTCAACGACCTCTACCAGAGCACCTGCAAAATCGGCATCTGGTACCAGACCTACAACCGCCGCGCCGGCAGTTGGCAGCCCGGTAGCGCTCTCTTCAATCTGAGCGCTCTGGTCGACACGGTCCAGTTCTCCTTCGACGCCCCCGGCACCGCCACCCCCACTTGGTACAACGCCACCAAAAACCAATACGGCGGCTGGGACTTCATCTATAACGGCCAGCAACACTATTACCCCGGTTCTCTCACACCCGGCCCGGGCGGCCCGGTGCTGCAAACCCGCCGCGTCACCGCAGACACTTTCGTCATCCAAGACACCCCAGTCCACTGCGGCACAAGCGGCACCTACGCCAACCTCACCACCCTCAGCTTCCAATACACATACCCCAACGGCAACGACAAGTGGGACCGCCAAGTTCACGCCTTCGTCCGCAACGGAATGCAAGTGACTCGCATTCTCGATAACG